TTACAAGACGGAAACCACCAATCAGGTCATCCTCGTCAGTCTCGATGGTGATGTTAACACGAATCAACTCACGCTTCAGTTGAGCACAAGCTTGCTCCACACTGAAAGTTTTTCCGTTACCAGAAAGACCAGTGAGGAAGATAGGGTAATACTGGCGAGAAGAAAGAATCTTTTTAATATCACTAAAGTTACCAAAGCTGACGAAGGAAGCATCTTTCGCGGGAATAAAGTTTTCAGTTTTCTCAGTAGAGAAGATTTTTTCCACAGCAGGCTCAGCGGCAGGTTGATTATAAGTTTGCTCCAGTTGCTCTGCAGCAGTCAGGTGCCACAGACCACGCTGCACCTTAAACGATTCCAGTTTCTTGGTGAGAGTTTGGTAGGTAGTGCCAGTCTCATCGGCATAGGCACGAAGGTCAGCAGCAGTCACAACCTGACCGAAACGCTCGATGATGGGGGCGACTTCAAAGTTTTTCATGGTGTGGGTCGTTTGGTATGTAGATATTATAGGGCAAAAGGGGTGGGGGCACAAGCCCCCGAGTGATTAGGTTAACTGATGAGTGTGGCGAAGGAGGTCAGCATCTTCTTATTGACGCCTTTCTTGGCGAGTGCCTTAGTGAATGCCTTGCCGATTTCTTTAGTGTTAGCATCCTCTTCCACATCAAACTCGCTATTCGCAGATAGCGAATCCGTTGCCATCAGGTAGAGAGACTGGTAACCCAGAAAATCTACCAACTCAGCAGACTTAGTTTTCTTCCACTGCTTTTGAAGCTCATCGTAAGGAGTCTTGCAAACATCGTAGTTATAGGTGTTGTTGAGACCACGACCATTCACCAGACGAATACCAATCAGGTTTACATCAGGGAAGCGGTCACGCACATTCTGCAGAAACACTTTGGTGATTTTATCCGAGCAACCGTAGTAACCAGACTCAAAGCGAGGATAGATACGACCAGTCTTACGGTCGCGCAGCACACAAGTTTCATCGATGTGATTTTGACCACACTTGTTAGGGCGATAGCTATTCTCAACCAGATAGTTAATCGATTGAGATTCACCGTCAGTCAGAATCACCACATTGGTTTTCTGCACTTTGGTGCGCTTCTGAAAGTCAGGGATGATAGCAGTGAGAGCAATCACAGACTCATTCAGTGGAGTGCCAGACAGACCATAACCACCAGGCAAAGAGTAACCAGAATAGGCTGCCTCTCCTTTCACAAGACGCCAGAAGTTTTTCAGTTGTGCTTCAAGGTCTTTACCGTTGCGACCGTTGCTGCTCACAAGATTCAGCAGACGGAAGTTTTCATACATCGACACATAACCAGGCACTTCTTTGTGGTGCTTAGGAGACTTGGTGCGAGTGTAAGTATTGTAATCGAAAGATTTAGAATACCAATACTCATTGGTGAAAGCGTAGACATCAAAAGGAATCTGCACTTTCTTACAAAACCAAGCAAGGTTAAGAAGTTGCTTAGCAGTATCCTCAAGGATACCACCCATCGACCCAGACCAATCTAGGATGAAGATAAGACCGTGATTCTTACCGTCAGGCACTACATTGATTTTCTTAAACACATCCTCATTCCACTTGTAGGTGTGGAGTTTCTGAGTGTCAAGGATACCAGTCTTAGCAGTAGATGCACGGGCATACTGATCGGCAGACTTACGCATCTCAAACTCTTTCACCAGATAGTTGACCTCACGCTGGGCTTCTGCACGAAACTTAGCGTAAGCTTTGTCAACTTCATTGAAGAGAGATTGTGCCTGCTCGCCAAAAGTCTCGCGGCAGTCTTCCTGCACTTGCTTGTTAGAAATCACAATGGTATCAACCTTCAGGGGAGGAATCTCAATGTAGTTGATTTCTTTCTTGTTATAGGAAGTATCCTGCAGTTTCTTCTGTGCTTCAGTAAATGCCTTGTCGGTTTCAGATTCCATTCCACCAACTTGACCGCCACCCATCTGTGCTCCATCACCAGGAGTATTGGGCTGGTCTGCGTCAGCACTACCTTGAGTTTGATTGCCATCACCAGATGCTTGCTGGTCGGCACCACCTTCACCCTCATCTGGGGTGGAATCACCCCCACCTTGAGTGGCGTTGGCAGTATCCATCTGAGCATCAAGTTGCTCCTGCTCCTGCTCCTTAGTGTATTCAAGGATTTGGCGAGCAACTTCTACAACCTCATCAAAGGTTTCAGCAGCAGCGAGAGCATCAACAAATACTTTCTCTTCAGGTTTCCAAGTGAAAACCTCACCAGCATGAACGCCAATCTTAAAGTAAAGATTGATACGGTCAATCAGAGCATAGGAATCCATGCTACGGTCACCAATACAGAAGAAGTCATCATCTGCCAGCTCTTTATATCCAGTGTAGAAGTTACGAGCGAGACCAGGAAACTTACGCTTCATCAGTTTCTCAATACGAGCATCCTCACACACATTCAGATAGGATTGAGGAATGCCAAAATCGTTACCCCACTTGTCAGGGGTATACAGAGCATGACCTACCTCATGCCCCACAAGCATATCGTATACATTCGCAGACGCTTTCTCCCACATCGGCAGGGTCAGAATGCGGTCTTTCACATTAAACATTGCCGTCTCAACATGGCGGTGCTCCACGATGAGATTCTCAGTGGCAAGCAGTCGGGCGAGATTGCCCTTGACTTCGGTGTTGAGCATCGGTCTCTTTCGGTGTTGCACCTAGTATACGGCAAAGGGGGTGCCGAAGCAACCCCCTATAAGTCAGTCTGATGATTCCTCTGTGACGTATGAGAAGTTTTTATGCTTCTCAAATCGCAAGCAGCGGTCAAACTTGTCTGCCATATTGTCGCGGTGTGAGATAACAAACACATTAGTTTTGTCATCAAACGTTTTTAGAATCCATCCTAAGTCGCTATTACCAGATTGGTCTAGTGACCCGTCAAAGATTTCGTCAAGGATTAGAAGATTAGTATCCACGCTATTCTTAAGTTTAGCAACGCTACGCCAAGTAAGCAGCAAAGCAATATCGATTCTAGCCTTTTCCCCTTCACTAAAAGATTCATAACTAAACTCGTCTCGGTAACGTGATTTGATTACTTCCTCAAAACTTTCATTCAACATGAAGCTGGCAGAAAACTCCATCTTCTCTAGGTAATCATTGATGAGTTTATTCATCGTTGGGAGGTATTTTTTGATGATCCTCGTTTTGATGCCCGAGTCTTTGAGGAGTTGCGCCGCTGTGAGTAAGCAGTCTTTTTCTTCTTTTGTTTCAGATATCGTTTCTTGGATTCGCTTCCCGTCCTCGCTGAGGGATTTAAGTATTGAAAACTGCTCCCGTTGACTGACATCTGAATCCCGCAGTTTTCTGATGTCGTTGTCCAGTTCTTCAATTCGTTTATGAAGTGACTTAATTTCATTATTGAGTTGTCGATTCTTTAGATTGAGTTCGTTTATCTCATCAATCAAAAGAATAAAGGTATTCTCTTTAGTCTGGAGGTCGGAAAGTTGTTGTCCCAAATCAGACACGCCTTTCTCCACCTCAGCAAGTTTATCCGAGAGAAGTGAGATCTTCTCTTGTTTAAAATGCTCCTCGATACTCTGACCGCATGTTGGGCAAGCATCATTCTCCTCAAAGAATTTCTTCTCCTTTGCGTGTGACTTTCGCTTGGTTGACAGTTTCTCTTTGAGCGTTGAGACCTTAGCAATCGTTGTTTTAAGCGCCTGCGTGTCTGAAACGGCAACTGTCTTAGTGTCGATTTCCTTGTCGTTATTGAGGATTTCTGTCTCATAATCTAATGCCTCCGATAGGAGAATTTCTTTGCGATTTTCTTTTTCTTGAATGTCTTCTTTATTCTTCTTTTCAATGTCAAGCATAAACTTCTTTTGCATGTCAATCTTCTCTTTGACTAGCGAAAGTTTATATTCGTGGTCTTTCAACTCATCGTTGATAACTTTAATTTTTTCTTTCAAGTTGACATTCATGGTTGAGAAGATTTGAATGTCAAGAATGTCTTCGATGATTTCTCTACGAGCTGCCAACGGAAGACGCATGAATGGCACAAAGGTCGATGACCCTAGCACTACAATTTGAGTAAACGATTTGTAATTCATTTTGAGAATGGTTTGCTCAAAATGTTTTTGCTGGTCTACAGCAGAAGCATCTTGATCGAGCAAAGCTCCATTCTGGTGGATTTCAAACTTGTTAGGTTTGATACCACGAATTACTGTATATTTATTTCTACCAATATCAAAGTTAACTTCTACGACACAATCGGATTGATTGATAGAGTTAAGTAGTTGTGGTTTGTTAATCTTTCTAAATGGTTTGCCAAACAATGCGAAGGTGAGTGCATCCAGAATGGTTGACTTGCCAGCACCGTTTGCTCCCACAATCAAACTGCTTTTAGTATCAGTCAAAGAAACTTCAGTAAATTGATTTCCTGTGGAGAGAAAATTTTTCCATCGTATAGTTTTAAAAACAATCATAAATCTTTTGGAGGCACTACAACGTCGTCTGGAGTCACTACAGTATAGCAGTATCCCTTATCTTCGCACACTTTGGTCGCTATGTCAATATCCACCTCAACGATGTCCAACTCAGGTAGGTCATTATCGTCGTGAGCTTCCAGTAAAATGAGATATCTTTCAGCATCTTCCTCGTCTTCAAAGAAGAAAATTACATGCTCTCCGTCCTCAGATATTACTGAATACACCCCTTCTGGTTGGTCTTTCAGGCAGATTAGAAACATTCATACTACCTCACAGCTCTCAATATATAGGGACTTCATAATACTCTTTAGTTTATTTCTGTCAACTGTCAACTCCACTTCATCGATATATTCGTTAAGAAGAGTGAGAGTATC